CTAAGAAATTGGGACAGCCTGATGAACTCACAGCTAATCGTGCTGTGTGGTACGATCAAGATGGTTTCAAACGCATAGAAGTTTTGGACGAATATATCCTGCACTGCTGTCCAGCACCGCATTATGATTTTGTGTACAGTACCATAGATCTGCATGTGCCAAAGAAGTTTGTAAAAGTTTTGGCAGAATCATCTGAAAGTATCCTGTTAGATCTGCTGAAAAACGAAGTGTCTGCTCGCTGTGCTACACTGAGTGCAAACGCAGTGACCTTAAACTATGTGTTGGATGTAGTTTCGGGACGAGTGCAAGGATCAAAAGAAGAATACGAGCGTCGTATCAAACAACTGTACAAGAACAAGTTAAATCCAGATCCCGAATGGTGGCCGGACGTTACAAAAGAAGTAAGAAAAAAATAATCACACGTAAGAGTGTTTGACAAATCAAACACACCATGTTAAAATAATTTTAACATTAAAACTCCTAATCTTCTGGAAATCATGCAACAATCACAATTATGTCAAAGAAATAAACTATGAGCACAGCACAATATAACTTAAAAACAAAAACAGATTACTTGAATCGCAAAATGTTTCTGGATCCAGCAGGTCCGGTCACTATCCAGCGTTTCGAAGAAGTCAAATACAACAAGGTTGCCAACTTTGAAACCACAGCACGTGGTTTCTTTTGGGTGCCAGAAGAGATCAGTCTTACCAAGGACGCCGGCGACTTTAAGGATGCCAGCGATGCTGTTAAACATATCTTCACCAGTAACCTGCTGCGTCAAACAGCCTTAGACAGTTTACAAGGTCGCGGCCCTGCTCAGGTGTTCACACCTTGTGTGAGTTTGCCTGAACTAGAAGCCTTGATGTATAACTGGAGCTTCTTTGAAACAAACATTCATAGTCGCAGCTACAGTCACATCATTCGTAACATTTACAATGTGCCCAAAGATGTGTTTAACACAATCCACGACACCGAAGAGATTGTTGGCATGGCAAGCAGCGTAGGCAAATATTATGATAATTTACACATTATCAACTGTCGCAAGGAAGTTGGAGTTGCTACTCCAGAGTATGCACACATCAAAGCAATCTGGTTAGCATTACACGCCAGCTACGCTCTTGAAGCATTCCGTTTCATGGTCAGCTTTGCTACAAGTTTAGCAATGGTTGAAAACAGAATCTTTATTGGCAACGGCAACATCATCAGTTTGATCCTACAAGACGAATTGCTACACAAAGGATGGACAGCTTTCTTGATCAATCAGGTCATCAAAGAAGATCCTCGCTTTGCAGAAGTCAAGACCGATTGCGAAGAAGAAGTTTACGAGATTTATCAAGATGTCATCCGTGAAGAAAAGGACTGGGCTACTTACCTATTTAAAAAAGGTCCTGTAATTGGTCTTAACGCCAACATCTTAATGGATTTCGTAGACTATACTGCGGTAGATGCACTCAAGCAGATTGGTATCAAGTACCGAGGCTCGGCACCACGTACCACACCAATTCCCTGGTTCAACAAGCACACTGACATACACAAAAAGCAGTCAGCACTACAGGAAACTGAATCAACTAACTATGTGATCGGTGTAATGAGCGATGAATTGGACTACGATCAACTGCCTAATCTATAATCATGCCAGTAGAACAAGAATTTGTTTATAAAACTCAAGATGGACAGCCGCCTATGCCTTTGCATAAATGGGTAGAAACACTGCCTATGTCAGAGCAGGCTCAATTTCGCGCTGCTGAACTGAGACAATTTGATCTAAGAGATCAGGCCATTGCCCGCGGTGATCTTGTAGTGGTCAAAGACACCGGCATTGTCAATGACACAGTGTATGTTTGGAAAGACGATGCCACTGCTGCAAAAGGAAAAGGAACTGATCCCGAATGGTTGGCCTTTTTCTTGAGATACCAAACAGAAAATGGTATCACATTTGAAGTGGTAAACAAGTCCGTTTGATGTTGACAAGCCAGCTGTAATCCGCTATAATCTAAACTAGGAAATTGATATGTTAACTGTATACACAAAAAATAATTGCCCATTTTGCGATCGTGCAAAAGCCCTGTTAGAAAGTCGCAGAGTAGAGTACCGTGCCATTAATCTTGAGGATCAACCTGACGCTAGAGATTTTTTAGTCGATCAAGGATTACGCAGTGTCCCTCAGATTTTCAATGGCACAACATTACTGTCAGGTGGCTATCAAGGACTTGCTGGGCAACCTGAAGAATTTTGGACTAACCTTAAAGGATAACGATGAAGATTGAAAAAGACGAAATACTGGTTTTTAAGTTAAACAGTGGTGAAGAGTTGATTGCCAAGATTGTGGAAGTCACCGACGGTATGTTTATTCTTAAACAGCCAATTAGCATGGCACCCACACAGCAAGGTCTGCAAATGATGCCCAGCATGTTCAGTGGCAACTTGGATAAGGAAATTGTTTTGTACGGCGCAGCCGTTTCTATGATTGCTGATGCCAAGGATGACATCAAGACCAAGTACATTGAAGTAACAACCGGCGTAGTAGTACCGCCGGAGAAGAAGATCTTGGTAGGTTAAGGATTGCGCTTAAACAGAAAAAACAGTCGATCTTGATCCTGTTTAAGTGTTTCAAGAGTTAGATTAAACTTCTTGGCCAACTCATAAGCCACATCAAAGGACCATGGGAAAATTTCAACCCATGGTCCTTTGTTGGGAGTTTTAACCCCATCATGATCGAGACCGGGATTTGCTCTCATCCACAAATACCCGTTGGGAGCCAACAAGTTAACTGTGGCAGCAAAGCGTAGTTCGATGTCTGCCCTGCTGTTAAAGTTAATCGAACCCAAGGCAATCACATGATCAAAACTGGCCGGTTCCACATGATAATCCAAGATGTCGACCATGAAGTCAGCACAGTTGTTGTAAGGATCAATGCCTACTAAGTTTGGAATACGTTCCTTAAAGGGATTGTATCCACAGCCTACATCTAAAACTTTTTTGGGATTCGTGCGACAAATTTCTTCTGCAATGCGATATCCAGTCCATTGATACTGTTCTGTACGCGGCTTCCAAATTTCCCCAAAGAACCACGACAAATAACGTACATCAGTACGCTCTACCAAGTCTGCAACAGAGCCTTCTATTTCAACAGCGACACCGAATGTAGATTCTAACTCTTGCTGGAACTTTAGTTTACGTGCTGGAGTCCAAGGCAAACCATCTAAGTTGGTGTCAGCACCAAATGCTGCACGAATTTTGTCATATTTGGGCAAATGAAAGGTATCTTTCATTTTTTCTACGATATGATTAAAAATTTTGCTATTCATTAAAAATTTCCTATTTTGATAAATAAATTTGTTAGACAAATAAATTTTTGATATATAGTACTAATTATCTTGCAAAAACTTCTGCAATATATTTTCCACTTAACACGGTAACTCAATGGATTATGTGATTTGGTGCTTGCTTGGCACAGTATACGGGATGATCATTGGCATCATGCCCATGGCCGGAGCCACTACAGGGCTATTGACAGTATTTGGACTCAGCAGTTACTTTCTTGCAGATCCTTACTTGGGCATTGTGTTCCTAACTAGCCTGATTGCCGCTTCCAGTACCGGTGATAGTTATACCAGTATTTTAACTGGTATACCTGGTAGCAATACCACTGCTGCTAGTGTGATCGACGGCTACAAAATGGCACAGCAAGGACAGGCAGCCAGGGCTATTGGCATTGCCATTATGGATAGTACTGTAAATGGCGTATTGTGGGGACTGATTGCATTTGCATTGATGCCTTTTTATGCCAAGTTGATTTTGGTATTTGGTATTCCGGAATTCATGGCTTTTATGCTGGTGGCTCTTGCTTGCGTTGGATTCATCACCAGTAAAAATATCGTACTGAGTTTTGTTGCCATAGCACTGGGTTGTTTCATTGGTATGATAGGACAAAATCCCGGTACCGGAGTTGAGCGTTATACCTTTGGCTGGGAATACCTAGGCGCAGGAGTGCAACTGATTCCTTTGATAGCAGGCTTGTTTGGTATCCCGGAAGTTGTAGCAGGATTTAGAAAAACTTCCACAAGACCTGCAGTGATCACAGACTACTGGTCTCAACTGTTTCGCGGATTCAAGGACTGCGCGATACATTGGCGCGAAGTTCTGCGCGGTGGCTTCATTGGTTTCGTCACTGGACTTATGCCTGGTATCGGTGGCACAATAGGTGATATCATGGCGTACGGTGCAACAGTTGCCAAATATCCCAAGGAAGTATTCGGCAACGGCAATATCAAAGGCCTACTAGGTTGCGAAGGAGCCAACAATGCACAAAAGGCCAGCAGCCTTGTGCCCACTGTGCTGTTTGGTATTCCCGGAGCACCGTTTGCTGCTGTTATGATGGCTATCTGCATGTACTTTGGCATGGAATTGGGCACGCCGCAGGTGTTAAAAGACAACACTTTCTTTTGGAGCCTGGGTGGTGCCTTTATTGCCAGTACCATACTGGCTTTCTTTATTGCTATATTTACAACAAGGATTGTTGTTAGATTGTTGGAAATACCTTACTGGATATATGCAACAATTATTTTGGCAGTGATTGTTTGGAGTTGTATGGAGTACACCGGCACTGTTAACGATCTATATATTTTAGTGTTATGCAGTATACTAGGACTTGTGTGTAAATCAGCCAAAATTAGTCGTCCAGCAGTGATGGTTGCATTTATTCTAGTAGAAAAGTTAGAAAACTATATTCAACAAACACAAGCCTTGTATACCGTTGGTGAATTAGTAACACGACCAATTTTTGTGACATTGATTGTAATAGCGATAGGAGTATTGCTATACAGTATTTTTAAACCCAATCGCGGGTTAGCATATCACTAAGGAGATTATTATGCTAAAGACAGTAAAGTTTGTGTTGGCTGCTGTGATGTTTACAGCAACATCGGCCTACGCTGAATATCGGATGATTGTACCTCAAGGACCTGGTCAAGGCACCAGTGTTTGGGCCGGCATTGTGGCCAAGCATTTAGAAAAACATCTGGGTGAAAAGATTGTGATTCAGCACATTCCTGGTGCCAAGGATATTCCGGGATTTAACGAATTTCACAACAAGCTGCGCACAGACAACAAGACCATAATGGTCAGTCATGGCGGCAATGGCGTCAGTTATCTAGTAGACAAGATTGATTACGATTACAAACACTATGACTCGATTGGCATGCAAAACTTAAACATCATTATAGGTCGCAAGGCTGATATGAATGTTTTAAAAGATCGAATCAAGTTAGCCGGTGGTTCGGGTCTTGAGCCCGACGGTATAGCTATTGCCATGCTGGTGTGTGGTAACTTGCCTACCAAAGAAGA